GCCCGAAGCTTTTTATAAGCTCGCTGTACGCCATACGCTCACATCCTTTCCGCTGAACGGTGTGCATAAAAGCATATCATAATATTCTGCATTTTCCAAGGACTGCGGGCAAAAATTGCAGCCCTCACCTATCTTACACCTTCACGCAAGCATGTAATAGTAGCCCCATATGTAAATACTTGGTTTGGAGAGCAAATAAAAAAACCTGCAATTCATAAGAATTGCAGGTTTATGGTGGACGATACAAGACTCGAACTTGTATAAAATCACCTAAACCCATTGAAAACACTGGACTTTTATTTTCCGTGAGTAAATTCGTGAGTAAAATCAGTGTTTTCGACCAGCTTTTCAAAGCGAGCATTTATCTTTTTGTCAGCCTCAAGGCGGCTCGCTGTAAAGGTGTGCGTATACACCCTTTTCATGGTTGAGTCAGTCTTCCAACCGCCTCGCTCCTGCGCAATAACAGTCGGAATATCCTCCTCGGCCATCACCGAAGCGTTAACGTGCCTCAAGGCATGAAACCTCATCTTCGGCAAACCGGCATTAACGAGAACTCTCTGAAAGCGCATGTAGACAGCGTGGCTGCTGCGCGGCTCAATAACATCACCCTCGACCTCATCAATCAGCTTGCCGATGTATGGAGGAATGTCGTAGACACGAGGACGTGTTTCTTCCTTGCCGCCGTCCCTACGTTCGGATTTGCCGTGAACATCGACAACAGTTTCGACGATATAGAGCTTGCTGCCACGCACCGACTTCGACTTCGTAAGTCCTCGTATCTCGGATATTGTCAGCGAGAGCCACATAGCCAGCAGGCAGTCAAGTTCGATATCAGTTCCCTTAACTGCGGGATAGATTTCTTCCGGTGTGAGAATAACAGGAAAGCTCCGTTGTATCTCAGGCAGAGAAACATCTATCTCTGAGTCCTTTACATACTTGCGCAGTACAGATGCCACAAGTCCATATGCATCAATCACGGTTTTGGCAGACACGGTTCCGCCTTTCCGTGATTTTTTTCTAAGCTCTTGTTCGATTGCCGCATCCACGTCGTCAGATGTGATGTCATTTATTCGCATCGACATCAGGCTTTCAAAACGCTTGTCGCGTATGTACTCGTACTGCTCAATCGACTTGTTGCGCAGCCTGCTGCGTTTGCTCTCGATATAGCGTGTGATTGCATCAGAGAGCAGAATGTTTTCCCGCTCCTCACGGTGCAGCCCAGCAGCCTCATCAGCCAACCACTGCTTTCTTGCCGCAAGTGCCGCTGAACGGCACTCCTCCGCAGTCGCTCTTGTAACTCGTTCGCCCTCACGTCGGAGCTGTATAGTCCAGCTCCCAGACGGCAAACGCCTCGGAGTCGGAACAGTAACCGCTTTCTTGCGCTCACGTATCTGCTGCGCACCGCACCAGTTGCAGAAGATGGAGTTCGGCTCAATCTCCCGCCCACAGCCACGGCATTTCATTTCGCGCCTCCCTTGGCCTCGCGTTCAAGACTTTCTATCGGCGCATTGGAGTAAAAATGGTCGTGTTCGATATGGATAAGCTCATGCCGGAGTTCCCGCGCAAGCCGCGCGTCGTCAAAAAGTGTGTTGAGGTAGATATCGAATGTCCCGTCGTCGTTGACAACGGTCATTGCAGGATTAGCACGGTTTGCGAAGGGAATACGGTACACGAAGTAATCCGCCCCTTCAATCATCATGCCCGTACCCCCTCATTGCTTCAATGACGCGTATGTTGGCCTCGACCTGCTCACGAGTAGCACCCTTGGCAGTAGACAGCAGTATGCGGCACTCCGGCCTCATACGCAGCATGTCAAGCAGCTCCAAAAGCTCCTCGTCAGCCTCGACCGGAGTCTGAGCCTTGTCGGAAAGAAGCTCGTTCACAGATACGCCGAAGTATCTGCTGATTTGCTTCATAATGTCGGTACTCGGCGCAGTGTTCGGGTACTTCTTCCACTTCGACGGAAGTGACCGAGAAATACCGGCTTCCTGTGCAGCTCTCGATGGAGTAACACCCCTCCGATTGCACAGGTCGAGAAACTTGTCGTAAAAAGACATCGTAAAATCCCCCAAACTTTTTTGCATTTCTTGTTCACGTTTTTCATAATATTGCCGATTGACATGATGAAATTCGTGAACTATAATTACGCCCGAATAGATGAATTTCGTGAACACGCTGGCGAACATGTTCACCGCAGGCTACACACATGATAGCACACTTGTTCATGGTTTTCAACTATTTTTTGAAGGAGGTGAAAATCATGCTCGATAAGTGGACAGGCGAGGTGGTAGGAACAATGCACATCTACGGCATCAGCTTCACCAAGCTGGCCAATCAGATGGGTATATCGAACCGGTATCTCAGTGAGCTGCTCAACAGCAAAAGAAAGCCTAAAGACTGCGAAGCACGCATCCGGGCAGCTCTTATGGAGCTGATTGGCGAGGGCGGTGAAGACTGTGCCGAGGCTGAGGTCGTCTGAACCGCCAAAAGACCCGATAAAGGCGCTCATACTTGAGCGCAAACACGCAATGCGCCTCAGCGATGAGGAGCTGTCAAAACGTCTTGGCATCTGCCGCCAGACATGCTCTCGGCTTATGAACGCGAAGCATACTGACGACTGGAGCCTTGGCGAAATCAAGAAAGTCTGCCGCAGCCTCAATATCCCCGTAGAGGAACTGAAGGATGCTGTCAGATATCGCTGAAAGGAGATGAACTATGCGCGACCGTGACCTTGAGCACCCAGACATAAGCAACGCACTGAGAACCGGTTATCCACGTGAGCAGCCCCAGCTGGTCTGCGATACATGCGGTGAGCCGATAGGCGACGACTATTACGTCATGGACGACGGCTGGCTGCTGTGCCAAGACTGTATGCTCGACGAAGCCATTGACTTTCTCAGGGGCGAACCGGAAACAGCAGCAAAAATCTTAAACGCCGAAAGGAGAATTGCCTGATGAAGAAATACAGGCTGGAAAAACTCGTAGACGGTCAGTGGCGTATGCACGGCCTCTACACGGGGAAATTCATTTCACAGATGGCGCAGGCCGTGTCAGACCTTCGCGCCAAAGGCTTCGAGATGTACAAAACCATGCGTCTCGTAGAGGTAGACGACGATGGCAAATCTCATATTCTTTGAGGAAAACCATCGGTACACGGTAGACGGAGAAGAGGTTCCAAGTGTGTCGGAGCTTACGCGCTTCATCGCCAAAGAAATCTACGGCGAGATACAGCAGTCCACTCTCGACACTGCCGCAGCTCGCGGCACGAAAGTCCATAAGGCTGCCGAGGCACTGGATAAATTCGGCTCGGTCGAAATCGACGACTACCTGTCGGGCTATATCAAGGCTTATGTCAGTTTCCTGCACGAGCATGAGGCCGTCTGGGAAAAGATAGAGTGGCCGGTAAACAACGGCCTTCTCTATGCCGGCACTCTCGACAGGTACGGAACCGTAGACGGCGTTCGTGCCATTGTTGACCTGAAGTCAACCGCCAAAATCGACCGTGGGCATAAGACACTCTACACCGCAGCCCAGAACCTGTACAGGCTCGCAATAGAGTCTGACCACCCAGTTGAAAAGCTGCTAATTCTCCAGTTGATAAAGGATGGCAGCTATAAGCTCATTGAGCTTGAAGTGCAGAACGAGCTTGCTGAGGCGTGTATCGTGCTTCATCAGGCTCTGAAGAAGAAAAAACGTACAAGAAAGGACGAAAAAAATGATTAAGACCGAACACGGCAACAGCACTATTCTCGGCTCCGCAGAGGAGCTTTGCGCAGACTATTCCTGCATCACCAAGGCGCTCAACAGCGCTTTCTCCGACAAGCTCGGCGCAGACGTTTCAAAGGAGCTGCTTGAAATCGCGTATAGGGACGGCTTCAAATCCGACGATGAAATCGTGTCGGAAATTACAGCAGAACTTGGCAAACTCGGCGATAAGCATGAGGAAATCGACAAGATAGTCGCCGAAATCAAGAAGCTGCTTCTGGAGGGCGAATAATGGACGACGCGAGAACCGAGAATACCGAGCTTCAGGTAGCCTCAACCGAGGCCGTCGCAGCGGCGGCATACGAAGACGGGCAGACGATTTGGAATAACCCTGCCCTGTATCAGACAGCGGTGAAGATGGCAAAGATACTCGCTTCTTCCGAGCTTGTTCCCGAAGGAAGCTATCGTGGCAAGCCTGCGAACTGCCTGATTGCCCTCGACATGGCGAACCGCATGAACATGTCCCCACTCAACATCATGCAGAACCTTTACGTCGTCAAAGGCCGCCCTTCGTGGTCAGGCCAGTATTGCATATCCGCGATAAACGGCTGCGGTCGCTTCAGCCCGCTGGAGTTTGTGCAGCTCGTCAATGAGGACGGCAGTACACGCGGCTATTACGCGCAGGCAACAATGCTCTCCTCCGGCAAGCTCTGCACCGGCGCGCCTGTCACTTGGGACATGGTCAAAGCCGAGGGCTGGTACGACAAGTCCGGCTCCAAGTGGAAGACGATGCCCGACCAGATGTTCAGATATCGCGCAGCTGCATTCTTCGCCCGTACCTTCTGCCCCGACGTTCTCATGGGCTTGCAGACGGTGGAGGAGATACGCGATGTTCGCGGCTACGACGATGAGCCGAAGAAAACCACCGTCATAACCCTCGACTGAAAGGAGACTCATGGTACGCATAGAACAGGGCGGTGAATACACCGCAAAACGCTTTCGTTCCGGCACGGGAGATAAGGGAGACTGGGAGCTTGCCGTCGTCAAAGCCGAGGGCAAAGCACGTCAGGAGCTTGTAATCTTCCCGACAAACATACCGTCCGGCATAACAGAGGGCGGAACATTTCGAGTGGATAATATCCGCTCCGTTGAAATCCGCGTCCAGAAAAACCCCGACGGCACATGGGGAGCTGAGAAGACCCGCGTAGAGGCGGAGGTCACGGCCATCGTCTATGACGACCTTGACGACCTTTACTCCGGCGACTTCGACCTCTGATTATGGCGACACGCAGAATGTTTTCGCTTGAAGTCGTAGACACGGACAGGTTTCTCGACATGCCCGCTTCGACTCAGGCACTGTACTTCCACCTTGGCATGAGGGCGGACGACGACGGCTTCGTCGCCGCCCCCAGAAAAATAATCGCCATGTGCAACTGCTCGGCAGATGACCTCCGCATCCTCATTTCCAAGAACTACGTCATTCCGTTCAAGAGCGGTGTGTGCGTAGTCACCGATTGGCTCAAGAATAACTTTCTGCGAAGCGACAGACGCAAGCCCACGCAGTATCAGGACGAACTGAATTTGCTCAGCGTAGCCGATAAGACCTACTACGTCAGCGAGGAGGGAAGCGACACTTTGGTATACCAAAGTGCGGATTTTGGTATACCAAATCACATACAGGAAAGAGAGCATATAGGAAAGCTTACACAAGAGAATATTAAAACCAATATTACACGCAGAGGTTTAGACAGTGAGGTAATTTATAAAATACAGCAAGATGAAAGGTTATCTCAAACGGATATCTCAGATAATACGCAGACGTTAGATAACACGAATACGTTAGATAACAGCCACTCTCCTGACTCCTCCCCAAACCTCTCCTCTATATACCCCCCTATAATCCCCCCTCTTTCCTCCTCTCCTTGCCCCTCCTCTACCCCCTCTCCAAAGGAGACTGTGCTGTCGGTTTTAAGCTCCTTCAACTTCGGCGAGGAGCTGGAGGAAACGGTGCGCGACTGGCTGGAGTACAAACGCGAGAAGAGGCAGAACTACAAAGCCGTCGGGCTTAAAACTCTCCTCGGCCAGATAAAACGCTACGCCGAGCGCTACGGCGACGACGCCATGATAGAGCTTATACGCGACAGCATGGCAAGCAATTATCAGGGCATAACGTTCGACAGGCTCAAAAGGACGCCGGTGCGCTCCGGCGACAGGCTAAGCTGGATAGATGAGGTGAAACTGGATTGACCCACGATGAATTCAAGCTGCTTGCCAAAGGGCTGAAAGCAGCATACCCTTCGCAGAACTTCCTTCCCGACGACTACTCGATGCGCCTGTGGTACACGCTCCTCAAGGACGTGGACTACACGCTCGCCTCGGCTGCCGCGTATAAGCACATGTGTTCCTCACGCTTCCCGCCAACCATTGCCGACCTGCGCGAGCAGTGCAGTCAGGTCACTCAGCCAAAGCCGAAGAGCTGGCTTGACGGCTGGGGCGTGGTGCAGAAGCTCATAGGCAAGTACGGCTTCTACCGACAGCGCGAGGCTCTGGCAGAACTTGACGAGTTCGACCCGCTTGCCGCTTCCGTCGTTGAGCGCCTCGGCTGGCGCAGCCTCTGCATGTCAGAGTCGCCAACGGTAGACCGCGCAAATTTCCGCCAGTGCTACGAAGCCGTCCAGATCCGTGAGCACGAAAACGATAAGCTCCCTCCGGCTGTTAGCAGCAGACTTCAGGAGCTTACTCAAGGCTTTATAAAAAAATCCATGATGATAGGAGAAGCACATGAATAACAAGACATACGATGTCGTCCTCGACGACGGCGCAATCATGCCCGCCCGCGCTCACGACGCCGACGCAGGCTATGATTTGTTCTCCCCGCGTACCGGCGTTGTCCCCGCTCATAACGCCGCCGTGTTCGATACCGGCGTACATATCGCAATCCCTGAAGGCTATTGCGGCCTCATTTGCGCCAAGAGCGGTTTGAACATCAAGGGAGGTATTCTATCCACCGGTCTGATTGACAGCGCTTACACAGGCTCTGTGCGCGTTAAACTGTACAATCTCTCGGACACTCCGTACTTCGTTCGCGCCGGAGACAAAATTTCGCAGATAGTCTTCCTCCCGATAGACTCCCCCACCCTGAAACTCGTCCGAGAACTCAAGCCTACGGAGCGCGGTGACAACGGCTTCGGCTCCACGGGGCGATGAGAAAAGACAACCCATGCGTGAGAGAGTGTCCGCGCCGCTCAGGTGCGTGTCACTCCTCATGCCCGGCTTACAAGACCTATCGTGAGACGATAGACCATGAGAATAAGCTGCGCCGTGACGACCAGCTCAAAGATGAGCTGTCAATCATACGGACGTACCGTGCAAAGAAGCGGCTCCGCCGTGAGAGAAAGAAGAAATGCGACCAGTGATGTCAGGAAAGAAACCAGTCAAGAAGAACCGCAAGAGCGCAGCGTCGTATGCTCAGGAGCTTGAGCGCCGCAAAGAGCTTTGGACATTGAAAGTCCTCGCCTACACTCAGCAGGAGATGCTCGACGCAGCCGCCCTCACGCTCAATGAGGAGTTCGGCTTCGGCAAAGACAGGCTCAAGCGCTTCCATGAAGCCTTCGAGCGCAAGTACGCCGAGCTGCGCGACCTCGAACACGACGACCTTCCGGATTATGAGTACGCCACGGCAGTTCAGGAGGAAGCGCTTCGTCGGGCGTGGGGCAAGTATTATACGCCACGCGAGGAGCGCTATCAGCTTCACATAGTAAACGAGAAGGGCGAGGAGCTTCTGCTTTAAGCCCTTCGCAGATGAGAAAAGGAGAAAATATGTCAGATTACGTCCGCTACCGGGACTCGAAGGGGCTGACAAACAGCCAGATGGTCAAGGCAGTCAGCACATCCTACCCCGGCTACACAAAGATACAGCATACAATGGTCAACAATCCAGATAAATACGGCGTGTGCCTTTTGCCGGAGGCCGAGCGGCTCATCGTTGAGGCATACGGCGAAGGTGAGGGCATCAAGCTCCCCAGCACTAAGAGCCGTGACTGCAAGCGCAAAAAGAGAAATCGTCTCGTCGTGCGCCTGAACGATGAGATGTATAACCGTGTCCGCGACCTCATGCTCAGGCTGCATTACGACACGGTTCAGAGTTTTTTGGAAGCCGCACTCAGTTCCATGGTGGAACAGGAGCTTGCGGCAAAGGAGGAATGATATGTTTTATATCGGCATAGACACAGGTAAGAAAGGGGCGCTTGCCGTCATAGATACCGACGGCGGCGCAGAGCCGTTTGCCGTTCCGTTCAGTGAGGGCAATTACCTCTCGGTCTTGCGGGACACAGACCCGCGCAAGAGTATCGTCGCCCTTGAGAAAGTGTCGGCAATGCCCGGACAGGGCGTAACGAGCATGTTTAACTTCGGCGCGAACTTCGGATATATACAGGGCATACTTGAGGCTCTGCGTTTCCCATACGAGCTTATAGCGCCGCAGAAGTGGAAGAAGGAGTTCAGCCTCACGTCGGACAAGAAAGCAAGTATCAGAACCGCGCAGCGGCTGTTCCCCGGCGTGTCGCTGCTCGCTGATAAGCATTGCAGAGTAGAGTCCGACGGCATGGCGGAAGCTCTGCTTCTCGCCGAGTACGCCAGACGCAAACTAAGCGGAGAGGAGGAGTAACATGGTATATCTTGTAGTGGCGCTTTTCGTTATGGCAGCGGTCGAGGCGTACATAATAGGCTGCCAGAGCCTCCAGCTCGACCAGCTTTCAGACAAATACCTTGAGGCCATACAGGAGCTTGAGCCGGTAGATACCGTTTGGTGGCCGTACAATGAGTAAGTTCATAGACCTGACCGGCCAGCGCTACGGGCGTCTAACCGTTATAAAAAGAGCAGGGACATATACCCCTGCTGACGGCTTCGGTAAAGCTGCGACGTGGCTGTGCCGCTGTGACTGCGGCTCCGAGGTCGTCGTTCTCTCGCGCAATCTCCGCAGCGGAAATACACAGTCATGCGGCTGCTACTGCTCCGAACGCACAAAGCAGCGCTGGGCAAAATACAGAACCGAGAAAGAAAACAGAATATGATAATCACAAAAAAGCAGTATAACGAAGCAATCGCAACTGCGAAAGCAGAACAGGACAAGATAATGCAACGGCTTGAAGAAGAAAGGAGAACCACATGATACCTACATGCCTATGTGAACTGCCGCTGTTTCCTAACGAGCGTACAAAGCAGGGCTGCCGTGAGGACGTATGCCCGCGGTGCGGTTGGAACGCGGAAGAGCATAAACGGCGGCTCGATAAGCTGCAAGACGGAAAAGGTCTTGTGAAATGTCAGGATAGCCTGAAACGGCTGATAATACCTACCAGACATATTTTGTTTGACTGAGACGAGAAACGCTGTGTACTGGGTATGGTTAAAAGCAGCTATGAAACGGTTTCATTGGTAAAAATCCGGCGTCAGCAATAATCGGCAAAACCAGAGGTGTTGAATAATACTGTACTATAAAGGCAATAATTTACATTGACAAAACGTGAATTATAGTTTACATTATAGTTGAACTATAAAATTTTATAGTTCAACTATAATGTAATAGGAGGTGAAGTCATGTCCGTGACAAAAGAAGCGCGTGAAGCTATTCTTGCGAAAATAATTGAAGAAATCGGCAATAATCCAGATACATTTTCCTCTGCCAAGATTGCTAAGCGCGAAAATGTGACAATTCAGAGTATATACAGATACTTGAAAAAGCTCGAAAATGACGGTAAGGTCGTCAAGGTTAAGCACGGCAATAAAAACTTTTTTTCTCTCGCAGAAGAAACGACCATCAAAATTTTTGAGCGTGACGGGTTGGAAGAAGACAACGTGTGGCGGAATTTTGCTATGCCGTTTTTCAATGAACTTCCTAAAATCGCAAAAGACAATTTAATGTACGCATTTACAGAAATACTTAACAATGCTATCGACCATTCTGAGGGAAGTTCGATAACAATATCTCTAATGAAAAATGGCTACATCGCTCGTGCCGCCATAACTGATGATGGCGTTGGTATTTTCACAAAAGTTTCCGACGCATTGCATCTCGAAGATAAACGTTTTGCAATTCTTGAACTCGCAAAAGGGAAGTTCACAACCGAGCCAGAAAGCCACACTGGTGAGGGTATTTTTTTCAGTTCCAAGGTAGTTGACAGTTTCGCTATTCTTTCTGATGGTCTTGTTTTTCTTGGAAACGCTACTGAAAACGAAACTTACATGGACAGCTCTCCATTCAATGGCAAGGGGACGACAGTATTTTTAGATATAAAATACTCTCATTCAGAAACATGTAGTGCAGTGTTTGACAAGTTTACACAAGTCCCGGAGACATATGGCTTTTCAAAGACAATCGTACCTGTGCGGCTTCTTGAATATAAAGATGAAGCTCCACTTGTCGTATCACGGTCACAAGCGAAGCGCCTTATGGTTCGTTTTGAAAAATTTGAAAATATCATTCTTGATTTTAACGGAATAGATGAGATTGGTCAAGGCTTTGCGGACGAACTGTTCCGTGTGTTCCCAAAGCAACATCCGAACACAAAACTTGCGCCTATAAATTGCAGTGATGCTGTTTTGCGCATGATAAAGAGAGTTACAACAAATCAAAATTGACATGTTAACCGACTAAAGCCGGAGCTTTTTAGCTCCGGCTTTTTTATTTGATTACGCCGTACTTCTTGCTCGAACTCAGCCACTGGTCGTAGCTATACCCGATAGCACGGTACTTGTCGGCTTCCTTCCTCGCGGCATCTGTCGCAATGGTGTAGAAAGCTGCCCACTTCTGCTCGTCGTTAAGATAGCCGGCGTCCATAATGGCGGCGTACTTCTGGTTGTTCGTTACGCCACTCTTGTCGGCCAGAACCGGCAAAGCTCGCATGTCGTCGCGCAGCTTGTTCGCCTTACCGTCGGGAATACCGGCATTAACGAGCTTGTCGTAGCTGTCAGTATCTATCGGCATGTACTGCCAGAGCTTCAGGTTGTTGCTCAGCCATGCGGCCTGCTCCTTCTTCAACCCAAGTGCGCCTATCGCCGTCTTCAAATCTTCGGCGCGTACCGTGCCGGAGCCTGAAGCCTCGTCGTACTTCTTGTAAAGCTTGTAGGCATCGTCGTACTTCTTGCTGCTTATGCCCTGATACAGCGCCTGATACATATCGTCAATCCGCGACATGCCGCTCTTGCTCAACAGCTCCTTCTGCTGGGCGTTGAGCGTTCCGTAGCTTTCTCTCAGCCACTTGTCCATCGCCGCATAGTCAGTGATGTTGCCGTCGTCGTCATACAAGGCTTTTGCCTGTTCTCGGACGGTGAGGTACTGCACCATTTTGCGTTCGGGCAAGTCATACCAGCTCTGTCTGTAAAGCTCTCTTTCGTCGCCACGCTCGTCGAGGATTGCCTGCTTCGCCTTGTAATTCGAGTAGCCGCGCATTGCTTTAAAAACGCTCTTGAGCTGCTGTTCGTCGAGACTCGCAAAGCCCGGAAGCCCTGCATAGTCGGCTGAAAAGCGCTCTTCGGACTCGTCAAATATGCGCTTATACTCGTACCGCTCGCTCGCGGTCAGCTCAACCTTCTCCTCGTCTACGCTGAAGTCGGATATATTACCGCCGGCCTCGTTGTGCAGCCACTTCAGCACATCGTCATAGCTGCCGTCGTTGTTGTGCGTAAAGTCGAGCGACCACATGACAACGGAGTTCAGCATGGCATAGACATTGTTCGTCGGAATACCGAAAGCCGTACTTACCGCGCCGACGACCTTCTTCCCGTTGTAAACCGAGGGATTTTCGCTGAAAGTCGTGAGCGACTCCAGCGCGTCATTGACAGAGTCAAGACCTCCAAGTGAGAACCCGTAATACTTCTCGTCGCCGCGTGTGATGGCAGAGAGAATAGCAGACGAAATCTCGTCGCCGAACCACACCATACCGGCAAGCGACTTTGCCGAGTCAAAACCGACGTTGCGCAGTATCAGCTTGGGGTCGAGATTTCCGTCGTCGTCCTCATAGTCGCGGCGCTTGTGCAGCAGCAGACGTGCAACAGCCGTCATAGCTCCAAGGCTCACAGCACTCATTACCGAGCCGACCACGCTCGCTCTGAGCGTACTGGCTGCGGCAGCTTTTGCCTCTTTGTTCGTCGCGTTCCTGTACTCGTTTATGGCCTTTACGGTACGGCTGAAATCCTGCGTCTGCTGAGTTCTAAACATCGAAAGGCTTTTCAGCAGCTCGCTGTCGCTTCTCTGCATTTCAGCGCTTACGGTAGGAGCAAATATACTCTGCGTCCGCAGCGCAACAAGATTGAACTTGTCGTCAACAAGCTTCCGGTACTCATCGGACTTCACGTCGATTTTCGGGTTCTCCTGCCGAACCACTCTCTCACAGGCCGTGTAGATGTTGTCAAGAACCTTGTAGTCTGTGCGGGATATGCCCTCTGCAAGCCAGTTGACCACCTTGTTCTTTGAACGCAGCCTGCCCATAACGGTTTCGTTGTTCTTCATAATGTCGGCATACGTCGGGTCTATGCTGCCCCTGCGTCTGCTGCGCATCACGGAGTTCTGCATACTGTGCCCCTTCGCAGGAGTAAGTATCTTAAAACGATAAGACAGCAGCAGATTGCCCATACCGACCACGTCAGCAGCCGACCAGTAAGATGCGAGCTGCTTGAGCGGCACAGTGGGGCTGAGGCCGAGCGCACCCTGATACAGGTTCATTCTGAGCTGTTTCAGGAATTTTGAACCGGCGCTTTGCTCAGCGCTCTTGCTTGCTCTGCCGAGGCCGTCAACATACTTGTCCATCCACTGGCTGCCGTTTTCGCCGAAATACTGACTCATAACGTCAGCAGCGCTCGGAGAATAGGCAGTGCTGCGGTTGAGCGCCGCCAGCCTTTCGCTGAAGCCGGAGTATGCTATGTAGTTTGAGGCGTTCCGCATATACCAGTCTGCCACCTGAGTGACAGGCTCTACAAGCAGATATCCGCTGTGGGCGTTGCCTCTGCTCTGCATTATACGCAGGCTGTCATAGCCGAGATTTGCATCGTCCGCAATGTTATTTGCGCGGGATTTGCCGTCAGCTGAGGCATAGCGCAGCGGCATATATTTGCCTTTCGCATACATGCCCTTGTCCCCGCCGTAAACCTCGCTGTGCGTTTCACGCAGAGGCTTTGCGTAGTAGCTGAGCATGTCGGTGAACGCTCTCATGTATGCTCTGCCTGCCGGAGTAAGCTGGCTCTCAATAGCATCCACCAGCGAGTATATCTCAAAGTCTTCGCTAAAGCGTATTGCTCTGTCGCCGACGTACAAGCCCGCGAGCTTATCCGCTCTCGCCTCGCCGCCGCTCGACTTGATAGTTTCTATGTCCTTCAGCAGCGTTATGGCTTCCAGCTCGCTTATCTTGTAGGCTTCCTTGCCGATGATGAAGTGTACGCCGGTTTCGCCCTTCACGAACTTGTCGAAGTCCTTTGCCTCATCAACGCCGACGAAGCAGTCCTCGCCCTTGGCATATTCCTCAGTCTGCCGCACGAAAGCTTTTTCGGCCTCGTCAGCAAGCTGATAGCCTATGCCGCCATCGTTCTTCCAGCCGTCGATAGAACGGAAAACGTTCGGCGCGCTCTGCTGTATGCGCATGAACCAGTCGCGGAGTCTGTCTGCCGTGAGCTGCTCCCTGCCGTTTACGACCTTGGTCTTTATTGGCTTCAGGTTCTCGCTCGCAGCTCGGCTGAACTCAGCCTTGTCAGTCTGTGCCTGTGCTCCACGTTCAAAGCTCTTGGCTGTCATAGCCATCGCTCTCGCCGCGTCCCAGCGGAACCGGTTCACGGAATACGGGTCGCCTTTCGCGTCCGCTTCCTTCAGGCTGTCCCGTGCTCTGGAAAGAGCCTTTACAGTAGCTTCGTTGTAGAAGTCTGCCATGAACCTGTCGTCCTTGAGCGCCTCATATGCTTTGTGCAGCTCACCAACATCGCGTATTCCGTGAGCAACGTCGTCGGCCAGCCCTTTGAACTGTCTGACTCTGTCGCGGGCTGCCTTGGTAAAGTCCTTGCCGTACTGCGCTTCAAAGTCCTCGGTGTCGTATATGGTCTGTCTGCCGGTAAGCTCCTTTGCGCTTGCCTGAACGGAGTCGAGCTGATTGCCGTATGTCTGCTGCGCGTATCTCACGGCCTCGGAAGGATAGCTGAGTCTTACGCCGTTTGCATCGCGGTTTTCGGAAAGGCTGGCTTTCCAGCGTACATTAAGCTCGCTGTCAGACCTCACCGGCTCTGCACTTTTTGCGGGAGCTTCCTCCTCGCTCTCGCCGAAGGTGAACGGCATGTCTTCGTAATCGTCGCCGGTTTTGCGGCTCTCCGCTTCAGGCTCGGTGCTAACCTCTGAGTTGAAAGCGTCTTTCGGGAAAGCTCCGCGCTCTATAAAGTCATTGCGGACAATCTGCGTCAGCTTGCTTATATCTGCGCCTTCAGGAAAAGCCCTTGGTATGCCAGACACGATGTCACATATCATTTCCCCGTAAACTCTGTTCAGTACATGCCTGTATTCAGGCGTTCCCTCTCTAAGCTCGCCAAACTCAACGCCGTAGTCCTCAATGGCATAGCGATTTGCATAGGGGTAGTAATGATTTGCAACGTTTTTCGCTTCTTCCTAAGCAAAGCCATTATTGAGCAAAAGGTCTTTGGCATACTGATGCGCATTCGACTTGATACCTTCGGGCATACGAATATGCGCTGCCTCATGTACCGCAACATCTTCCATGCGATAACGGGAGTTCGGCTTTCTGACAAGGAAAATAGTGTTTCTACCATCGCTTTCGGTGTGAGCAAGCCCGCTGTCCCTGCCTTCGCCAGCGAGAATAACCACATTCGCGCCATCGCCAGCAAGATTGTGAATGACCTTATTGGCTTTTACTTCTTCGCTGCCGTACTCTCTTTCGGGGATGGTTTTATATCCTGCTTCTTCGAGACGCTGCCCTCGTTCTGCTGGGTCTGCGTGTCCAACCACTTCTGAAAGTCTTCCCAACTCTCGTGAGTCGGCGTCTCGTCGAACATTTTCGATATTGCCTCTATCGCCGCTTTCGAGTTCGGGTCGTCCTCGAACTTCGTCATATCGTATTCTATGAACATCGTTTTCTCCTCCGTTTTTTGCGGCAGGGTTAGCCGCTTCGTTGTCTTTGAATTTCTTATATTCCTCTTGTGCCGAAGCCCGCTCTTCCTCGGTCTTTGCTTCTGCTATTTTTCTGAGCAGCTTGTTCTTCGCAGCCATACGCTCCATACGCTCCGTTGCGTTCTCAGTAACGGCGGCTCGCGCAGCTTCTCGCTTCTCAATAGAGTCAGCGCGCTCTTTCCCCATAAGCTTGGCGTATCGCCTCTCGGCAGCAGTTACAGGAGGTGCTTCTGCGTCAGACCGGAAAGTTCCTCTGGAAGTGCCGTATTCACCGACCCTCTGGCGTGTAACCGACTTGCTTGAGTAAACGCGGTCTATGTCATGCTTATAGGCTTCATCATCGCGCTGGTAGTCGTCGTGCCGAGTTTCCTGATGGTGGTTTTCCTCCATGTCAGGAACGCTATCCTCGTCCCATTCGATTTCATCGGCAAGGTCATCCTCGGTCTGAGTCTTCTGCGCCTCCTGCCTGTACTTGATGAAGGCTTCACGGTTCATCTCGCGGACTCGCTGGTTGACGAACGTATTTCTGTCATACAGAGGCGACTCTGGGTCTATGTCCTGCGCGTCAGGGTGCTGCTCATACCATTTCTTCACTTCGGCGTCATACGCTACGTTGGCTTCTTCATTCGCTGCCTTGTAGTCAAAGGTGAATTTATTATACTGCTCACCATTGGTTTTCGCAACCGGCTTCTCACTCTTGGCTTCATCGGTCTGCACCTGTTCAGCCTTTTGTCCCTGAGCTTTCTGCTCTTCGGATTTCTTTCTCTGAAACTCTGTTTCTTCCGCTGCGTTCTTCTCGGCAAGATAGTCGTTATATGCTTCTATCTGCTTGGGCGAAAGCAGCTTCATCGCGCTCTCTACGGAGCCTCCCGTTCTCGTCACGGCTCCAATCGTCTCAAGTGCCGCGTTTAACGCGCCAGAATTAGCCGTGCGCGTTTTTTCGGTTTTGGGTGCGGCAGGGATATCCCTCTGCACATTCTGCACCTCCTGAGCCGTCTGAGCAGGCGTTGAGTTTTGCGCGTTTACTCTGGCATTTGCACGGTTGCTTATCAGGTTCGTGGTCGCGCCGAGCGAGCCAACCAGCGAGCCGAGAAAACTGTCGTAGAGAATGTCGTCTTTCTGTGAAAGGATGTCCTCGATGGTCGTCATACTGCCGTCGTCCCAGCCAACCATGTGGTCGACCGCGATGTTGAGTATGTCGGCAAGAGCTTCTTCGCCGCCTTCGCCGACCGTGTCGAGCACCCAGCGCAGTGCGCCGCTTCGCTCCAGCCGGTTCATCACATTGCCGAATTTCTTTCGGACGGCATTAAGCGTCACCGAAGTGAGCGACTTGCCGTATGCTCCTTCAAATGCACCGCCAATTTTCTCAGTAGCAACCTCTATTGCTGCCGCTTTCAAGCCTTTCAGCGATGCAGTCTCTGCGTCGTCTCCCCGAAGTCTGGCTTCCTGCGCAGTGCTGCCGTAAACGCGGATGAACATGTTTGCAAGGCCGGGAACGCCCAACGCTGCGGCTCCGAGCCGGTCAACGCCGATATCAAGTAGCGTACTGCCTGCGTCCATTGCGATTGACTCGGCTCCGCTAACGCCGTACTTGGCTTTAGCCAACTGCCCTTCTGAGCGCTCAAGCATAGTGTCGGCGGCTTTATAAACATTTCCGCTCGCTGCGCTAAGTCCCTGTCTGTATCTCTCCTCCGCAGCTTTAACTTCTGCTGCGGCCTTCGGGTCTTTCTTCACCAGCCGCTGAAAATCTACTTCTTCCTGCTGCGCTCTCAGAGAGTCACGCTCGCCGCTTCCGAGGTCTAATATATTCCCTGCAACGTTCGTGTAGCTCGCGCCGGTACGATTTAGCCAGCTCTTCAGCCAGTTCGTCCTGCGGCTCAGCCCATCATAGCTTCTGGCATCTCTGCCCGCCGCCTTGTCCAGCTCATCAAGCTCTGCGAGGATTTCCTCGCGCCTGTTTGCAAGCTCTCTTGCCCTGCCGCCTGCGGGAATAAACGACGGCAGCTTAATAGAAGCCAGCTCCTCCTGAAGCTCATTAAAGCGTTTAGTCTGAGCCGCATTAAGTCCGGAAGTGTCTTTATTCGGCTTGGAGGACTCGTCTATCTCTTTCAGACGCTTTTCTATCTGCGCTCTCTTGGCCTGTGCTTCGGCCTGCTGTTTTGCCGTCGCATTAAAACCGAGGTCGTTAAGCTCATTAAGCTGCGCTTCGAGAGCTGCCCGTTCGCTGCTTCTCGTATCGGTTTTCGCCGGAGTGGAGCCGGCCTAACCAAACTTGCCGCTCTTGCCAGTGAAGCTGCTGTTATCGACGGTCTGATTTTTCGGCGTATATCCTGAAATGAAGTCATTTATTATCTTCAGGTTTTCCTCACGGCTTCCCTGCGCAGGCTGACTCTGCTGAGGCTGCTGCGCAGAAGCAGGCACAGCATTGTTAGCTGTGCCTTTCTGGTTTATGAAGTCATTTATTATTCTGAGGCTTTCTTCACGGCTCATCTGTGCCATATAACTCCACCTTTCTCTTAAAACCTTGCTATCAGGTTCGGCCTGTTAACAAGTCCTCCAACGCTGCCGCTTATGTTTCCGTTAGTGCCAATCATGCTGGCAATCGTCGCAAGCTGGCTGTCGGAAAACTTAGTCCCGTTCGATATAGCGTCAGCCAAAATTGACTGTGCAGCATCACGACTGCCGCCGTTCATTGCGTCCCTTATGGCTCCGAGTATTCCATTGGAGTTGGAAGAGTCTCCGCCTGTGTCGGTATTATTATCTGCGCTCTGCGTTTTTTCACTGGTTATGCCGCTGCCACTGCCTCCGCTGTTCTTGCCCGTCAGCCGCCTATACTCGTCCTCGCTTATCTTGCCCATGCTATAAGCGAGCTGCGGGTTCGAGTATATCCAATACTGCGTCATGTTGTTCGCAACATCGTCGCCGTAAAGCTTTGCGTAGCCGCTGAAGTCTCCGTAGCCCGCCAGTATCTTCGCCATCGTCGCGTCGCGGTTCTCCTGATTGCCGTACTCGTCCATGAGCGCTTTCGCGCGGTTGTAGTCGTTCTCGGCTATCGCCGACGCAACTGCGGACTTATACTGCGTTTCAAGCTCTGCCATCTGACGGTCAGCCGCCGTCAGTGCGTCCGCCTCCGCCGTGCGGAGGTTGCCGTAATCCCTCTGCCAAGTGCTGTTCTGCGCGAGCGCCGCCTGCGATGCCGTGCCGGTGTTGAGGCCGCTGCCTGCCGCCTGCTGGTTGAAGTTCCGGCGGTTGCGCTCATACTGTACCGCGAGGTCATTCGCCCTCTGCTGATACGTCGGCGCTATCTGGTTCTTGGCCTCCTCCTGCGTCTGCCGGTTCTGGTTCTATGCGCTTTCAAGCTGGCTGAGCGTCGCGTCCTTCTGGGCGTCGTACATGTTGTTTATCGCCCCGGTTCGCTGGTCGTTGTATTTCTGGTAGGTTTCCTCAAAGGTTGCCATGTTAACCTCCTATCAGCCGCGCCCAAGTCTGAGCGCCGATTATGCCGTCCTGCTGCAAGCCGCAGGCTTTCTGATACGCCACGGTAGCGTTATAAGTGCCTTGCCCTATCTCACCGTCAGCGCCGCACACGCCGCAGGAGTAGCCACGCCCAATCAGGAGCAGCTGTGCCGAGTGGACGCACTCGCCCTTGTCACCGTACCGCAGCAGCGGCAAACCGGTGACGGTCAGCGCCGAGGCGGTCGTCGGCGTAGTGGTTGCGGGCTGTGACGGAGTGGCTGCATCCGTATAGCTTATCCAGCGCGGCTTACCCCACAGCGCCCAGCCGCGCCCCGCAAGCTTGGTCTTGACTACGCCCCGCGCATGGCCGGTTGCCTCTACGACGTAGCCGTCACCGACGTAAACTCCGACATGTCCCATGTTCGCCATAAATACGCACACGCCGGGCAGCTCCGGCATAGTCCCCATGCTGCCATGCTCTTTACAAGCGAGGTACAGCCCCGACACCGCCACATCCTGCGAAGCTTTGTATGCCGGCGCACTCTGCGGCGTATCGCTCCAAAGATAGCCCTTTATAAGCCCCACGCAATCGTGGACGCGCTGCCCGAACTGCGACTCAAAGTCGTCCGCCTTGTAGTATTCCGGGTACTGCTCGCGCTTCTGCGCCAGCAGCGCCGCCGATGCCGTCTGCCCAAAAGTCCCCCACCAGTAGGGCTTGCCGAGCTGTGCCAGCGCGTACTCGACAAGTCCGGTGTTTGTCTTTGTCATATTGTCCTCCTTATCAATACGGAACTATTTTAGTTCCAGTGTCTATATAAGCTCTATACCTGACGTACCCCGTGCCGGTATCTATCATCGCGCAGTAGTTCACAAGTGCCTGCCCGGTGTCGATTTTCACGTAACCCTTCGGGGCGGATTTCTTCGCAGTTACTGTTACCGTTGTCTCGCCAGTAACCGTGTGCGTAGCTCCGTCGTCAACGATGCCCCCGCCGCCGAAGTGCGCTGCTGTCAGCTCATAGCCGTCTGCGGCTGCCCTGTAAAGCTGAATTACGTCTCCGGCACACAGCAAATCGCCTTCCGCAAGCTTTGCACTTCGAGTGTTGGTTCTGTCATATACATCCGCCTGTGCTACGCCTTCAGACACGCTTTTGTGAAATACATACGCCGTGCCTGCCGTCTCGCTCGCACTGCCGCTGCCCGTTGCCGTCTTTTGCGACCCCAGCCATGAGGTCGGGTAGACTTTAATCGTGCTGCTGGCGCTTATGTTGATGCCCTTCGCGCCTCCGCCTGCGGCGTGCTGCACCGTGATACTCGCGGGGGACGGTGTTCCCGTGAAGGACTTCACACCGCCATTCGTTGAACCGTAGGTGCTCAGAGTTGCCGAGCCGCTGCTGTCGGAGTTGTCGGAAGCTGTAACGGTAATAGTTGCCGAGGCCGATGTACCGTAGCCGCTTCTGCCATAGTAACTGAACTCGGAAGTCTCAAATGTTACCGTTGTCGCATTCGCAACGGGGTCGTAACGCGCCGTATAGTTTATATACGTCGAGCCTGTCCAGCTATAAGCAGTTAGCTCCGCAGTATATGAAAGCTGCGCCATGGCTTCACGCCTCCGCCTTTACAAAATATATTCTCCCGACAGTTCCGGGCGCAGGCAGCGCTGCCTCGCTGTCAAAGTAGTCTTCTCCGGCCACAAGCTGCTTGCTGAGCTTTTTGCTTAGCGCGTTCGAGACGCATTGCGTACTTGGCACGGTATCTTCTGAAGGCGCATTGAGGTTTGGGTTAACTGCCACGTAGCTTACCACGTCGCTCGAACCGGAGTCGTCCAGAATTGCGCCGTCGTCAGTGAGGGTAATGGAGTAGCACCCCATTGAGGGCATTACAATACCATCGTTGGAGGCGTTGAACGACATAAAGTAATGCACAAATATTATCTCGGCATCACTCTTGGCCTGCATTTCATAGAATTCCACGGCATCATAACTGTGAAACTCGACGTAAGGCAGCATACCCGCATTGTAGGCTGCCAGAGCCTCCTGCAATGTTTTGTCCGAAGTACACATATATGTATCGGGGTCGAACGTCACCGTTACCTTAAAAGTGCCACCCGAAGCCGACATAGTCCCCACTATATTGTTTCCTGCTGCGTTGTGCGCTGTATACCCTGCTTTGAGTGCCGCCGGCTCTACCGTGTCCGCCGTCAGGTCAAGTTTAACTTCGTCATCTATAATGACCTTGCTTACTCCCATGTCAGCCTCCTATCGTGAGCGTTATTCCTCCCGCCGCGTTAGCCGCTTCCGAGACGGGTATTGCCGCAACCGTCACCGAGGACAAGCAGTTGTAGCCGCTGTCCGGCAGAACCTCCTGACTTGCAAAGCTCGGCGTGACAGACTTCGCCTGCGGCTTCATTCCCTCGGAGCCGGACATAGTGCCTGTCACACCGAGTACAGTCACACCTTCGCGGATATTTGCGGGGATTATCTTTGCTTTCTCTGCCGCCGAAATTTGGGCTTTGCCGCTGCCGTCGTGGAAGCCCATCGGTATGGCCGGAGTACCGTCCTTGGTAACTATCTCAAGCGTCTTTGCTCCGTTGTTCGGCATCGTGCCGGTGAGTTTGCTGCCTCCCGCCTATGCGGTCTTACCCTTGAGTATTTCCGCCGCCGTCGCCGTCGCGTCCGAGGTGTTCGCATCGTTCGTGTTCGTGCCGACGATGGGCGCGCCGCTCTTGTCGTGCGCCTTGATGCCCTTCTTCAGGTCAGCCGCAGTTATGTCGTCGCTCGTAAGGTCGAGCTTTACCTCTGTGCCGAGTATTACCTTGTTGATGTAGTCAGCCATAATATTCATCCCCCAAAATAAGTGTTTTCCCGCCCGCGTCGTTTGAAACTTCAAACTGCGGGATTTTCTGCACTGTCACGTCGTCCAGCATGGAGCGCCCCTTTGTCTCCAGCACGACCGGCTCATAGGTCTTAGGCCGCACATCGTATTCTCCGGTATACTTCGGAGACGTGTCGGCCTTTATCTTTATTCCGAGGTCGAGAGCGAGCTGTGAGCCTGCGCCGATGTTGGCGCTTATCCGCCGTACCCGCTGCATCTTTGCCGTCACGGTCTTCATAGTACTCTCCTCGTGTCTGTCGCTACTACCTCAACCTCGCCGGCCTTGAGAACTCCTGCCACCGTGCCGTCGCGGAACTTAGGCCGTATCAGAAGGTCGTATCTATCCTCTGCCATAGCGAAGCTCTCTTCCTGCGTCAGCGGGAACTGGAACTCGCCGTCGGCGTAGCCCAGCTCGTCAGGATAGAGTTTGGATATGCCGCCGAGAATGACCTCCATCGCCTCGACATCCACGTCCGTGACAGGCTCTCCGTCAGCTGTCAAGGCTATCGGTATGAGCTATGCGTCGCCCTGCAATATTGTCATGTGTCCTCCTTATAGCTTCGTGCGGCCTCGGTATGCCGTAGCCTTTTTCTTTCCGATGTACGGCACAGCCCTAACGGTCGCACCGTTTATATAAATGACCGCCTTTGACGAGGCATGTTCTCCGCTCACAACGGTTTCCGTCCCGCTGCCCGTGCCGTCAGTCTGGCTCGTCGCGGTGGAACTCATATATGCCTTGACAACAGCCGATGCCGATAGAATTATCGACTTTTCCCCATCTGCGTCGCTGTGCTGCACGGTGGCAGACGTGGGCGACGGCGTAGCTGGAAAGTCTTTGGAGCTGCCGGCCGTGTTGCCGTATGTGGCCATCTGCGCAGTGCCTTTGCTCGCAGTGTTATCGGAAGCCTGAACGCTTATATCCGCCGAGGCAGACGTGCCGTAGCCGCTGCGACCCCAATACGTGAACTTTGACTCCTTGAACGTAACCGTGGTCGTATTCGCGTCCTCGTTGTATTCTACCTCGTAGTTAATGCTTACCGTGCCGTTCCAGTTCCAAGACTTGTTCGTCACGGCAAAACTCAGTGTAGCCATACCTCACCTCATATAAGGAAAAACAGTTCGTCGTCTGCGATGTCCGACGGCAAAGAGCTGCCGTAGTGTACGCCGCTGACCAGCTTGTACCGCGTCGCTGCCATTGCCGTATTGGGTGCGCCTGCTGCCAGCTTCTCGCCGGTGACTGCGCCCGCGCCAAGCTTCACGGTAGTAACCGCGCCGGACGCAAGCTTGTCTGCCGTAACGACTCCGCCCCTGATTTTTGCGGATGTGATGCTGTTGTCGTCCAACTGGTCAGTGCCGACAGCCTTGTTCGCTATCTTGGCCGTGGTAATGGCCTTGTTCGCTATCTTGGCCGTGGTAATGGCCAGCTCCGCGATAGCCGTGGTTGCAACGGCGAGAGCGGCTATTTTCTCCGCCGTGACTGCCCCTGAGCCGAGCTTGTCTTTTCCTACTGCGCCGTCCGCTATCTTCGCGGAGCCTACCGCGCCATCCGCTATCTTACTTCCGGTAACAGCGTTGTCGGCGAGCTTCGCCCCTGTGAGGGAAGCGTCGGGGATGCCGCCGACCGCCGCCTCGCTTATCTGCTCTTCAAGCTTTTCGAGCGCCGCCTGCACCGTGGCTATGCCTGTAAGTCCGGCAATAGCCGATACACCGATGTTTCCGGCAGCCGCGCTGCCCTCAAGCGCAGGGAGCAGGACGGTGTTTATCCACGTCTTGATGGTGTTCCCCGCCTTGTCGAACATCGCCTTTAACTGGTCGGCGGAAAGCCCGTCAACGTCGTTCGGCTCGTCGTCCAGCTTGCTTATCTATGCAATATCTTCTGTCAGTTTGGTAAATGCCATTTCTTCACCCCTTCGTATATCCGGTAAACCGTACACGCACGTCCGCCGCGAGTATCGTGCAAGTCGTGTCAGGCTCCGCCGCCGTGAATATGAGCTTATAAAAAACGAACTTCTTCGCCTTTATCTTCAGCCGTGTCATATGCGGCTTGCGGTTCGTGCCAAAGCTCCAGTTGCGGAAATTCGCGCGTCTGAAGCTCGCCATCTGGCTTGCCACAACCTTTTCGGCGTAGGTGCTTTTTCGGTCTGTCTGCGCCGTCACGGTCACTTCGCCGTTCGCCTCCGGCTTTATGCCTATCCATATCTGGGCGGAGTATTTGCGCATGTAATCCTGCCCAAAGCTCATCGAGCCGCTTTCCCAGTATGCGTCGATGGCCTGCCCGTCGTCGGTGATATGCTCGTAGCCGAAATGCTCTATCGCGCCGCCGGACGTACCGTAGTAGAGCGCGCCGTGGAAGTTTGCCATGCACACCGCGTCAAAGCCGTCGTAGCAGTACCAAGCGTCCGCCGCGTAGTTCTGCACAAGAGCCTTGCCGTTATAGCAGATGTAATACTCCTGATTGTCGTTGTCGTCCCAGCAGTAGCATTTTGCAAGGTCAAAGCCGCCCAGCGTCGCGTATATCCGGTCGCTTATGCGCTTTGCCTGCCGCTCGTCTGCCGTCAGGTTCGAGGAGTAGCTGCTGTTGTTTTTCCACTCGAAAGCGTCCTTGCCGTGCAGCGTTCTCGGCGAGTTCAGCACGAGGCGCGTCTGCCCCAGCGCCGCGTTGCCTATCGCCCTGTTGATAGGCGATACGTAAAAGGCTTTCGCCGTTACGCCGTCGGCCAGCGTAAGCTCGCTCGTGCGTATGCTCCAAGCGCTGCTGGATTTGAAAGCAACGAGCGTGGAGTAGTGCCGTATCAGTCCGGTGATGGGCGTGTTCGCGTCGCCCACGTTCACAACGTTCAGGTCTGGGAAATAGTCCGCCCTCGGCTTGCCGTCATAGTCAAGCCCTGAGTATATCGCCTGATTGCTTCCGTCTCCGTAGAGGAAAACCCGCGTGTCCTGCGCGCCGTCGTAAAGCTCGCTGTACCGCATCGAGCTTACCTGTGTGCGGAAGTTCGTCGTCATCGTCCAGCCTATCTCAAGGCTGTTTACGCCGAGCGCCGGAGCTTCCGTGAAGGTCACGGTTCCTGCCGTCAGGTCTGCCGTGTATGCGCTCGCCGCCAAGTTCTCGCCGGTCTTCAGGTCTTTTACGTAGTCGAGGCTCTGCAAGCCGCTTTCGGGCAGCGTAAACTTCGTAGCCTTACCGTCCGGGGATATCCAGCAGCGCCGAGTGCCTACGAGCTTGTTTACCTCCTCCAGCGTTTCCCCGCCGCCGTTCGGAGGAACGGCTATCGTCACAAGCGGCCTGTATCCGCCGACGTCCGAGAGCGTCGTGCCGTCATACTGCTTGTATTCGCTGCCGTTTATGAGGTAGAGTATTTCGGAAAAACCGAACATGTGTACCTCGTTCGTGGTGTCGATACTGCCTATCTCGGTCGCAGTGAAGGCTCCTGTCTCCGCGTTCCACAGCCGCCAGAGCTTTCCGCCGCAAGCGGCGATGAATTCCTCATTGCCGTTTATGTAGCCCGTCCACATACCGCGCACAGGAGCGGAACCGAGGCTTGCTATCTTCATGCTGCCGGGTCTGCGGCGAAGGTTTCCGTCTCGCGTAATGGCAAAGTTCCGCATTGCCGCCGCCTCGCCAAGCTTCAGCTTGGTGTCGCCGTCAGGGTTCTCGTTCAAGCCCAGCCATGCTTTTATCTGGAATATCTTTTCGCTTGTGCTGCCGCTTATAGTCGCCATTGCCGCTCCTTACTTGAAAGAATTCCAGCCGCCGACGCCAATCATGTTTATGTTCAGCGTCTTTTCGCCGGTGTCTACCGGTCTGTCAATATAGCCGCCGTTGTTGGGCTGCTTCAGGGCGTTCAGGCAGCCCTGCGCCCTTTTGTTGTCACTCGTCATCTCCCTCACAAGCCAGCTTTCGCGCTTGTCACGGGCGTACTCGAATACCTCGCGGTACTTCATAAAGTCGTCGTGGTCTTCGCTCTGAAGGTTTTTTATCTGCCTGTCGCTCAGCTTGAGAAACAGTTTCATACCCGCATAGTCCGGAAAAACATGCTTCTCCTCGCAGTCTGCGAGCTATGCGCCTATTGCGTTGCGAAGCTCCTTCGGACTGTTGTACTGCGGTTTACGTCCTCTGGTTTCCATGTTGTCCTCCTCAGCTCCACATTCCGAATTCGTTATATGGTTCTATTCCGCCGTAGATATCCTCGATGTCCTCGCTTGCCTGCGGCAGGCCGAACACGAGTCTGTTCTTCAGCTCGTCGTAGCGCTGCTGGAAGAAGCTTGCCGCGCTTGGGTTTTCGTCGAGCTGCAAATGCGCCGCGAGGCCATACGGAAGTATTGTCCGGCAGATGTAATCGTCAAGTCCGATGCTGCTGTCGAAATCGCTTATCGTAGATACGATAGGCCGCTTTCCTGCCTTGCTCACCTTATATGTGTCGGAGTACATGTACAGCTCACCGGTGAGCATATTGAGTATCGGCAGCGTCCTCTGCTTGTATTCCTTGGTGTCTGCGGTGTCGGTGCTGCCGGTGCTTTCGTTGACCTCGTCTATAAGCCCCATCGCCGCGTCGAATACGTCCTGAGCCGTAGTTGCCATAGTTTCGCTCCTTATCCTGCATCAGCCGCCCGTTAAGGCGGCTGATGTTTTGTTATAATTAATTACTTTGCAGGCTTGTCATAGCCAAGCGCTCTTGCGCTGTCGCCGGTTCCTTCGGTGGTCGGGTCGACCACAACGCCGAGTATCGTCAGTACAACGAATACGGCGTTCACAACGGCAAGCAGCTTGTCGCTAAGCTCGCCGAAGTCCAGAGTAAAGCCAAACACCGCCGCAACTGCCTGAATGAGCAGAAGCACAGCGGGGATAAGCGCCAGCCAGAAGCTCTTGTTCTTAAATCTGACTTTCCAGTTAATCATGTCAAGACCTCCCAATCTTGCGTTCGAGTTCGCTTATTTTTGTCTTAACTTCGTTTATGTCCCGCTCCAGCAGAGGGATGCGGGCGGCGAAGTTGTTGTGCGTTTCAACCTTCTTTTCGAGCTGCTCAACTCTGTATGCAGTCAGCCTGAAGCCGCTGTAACTGCCGAGCGCCGCTCCTATAAGGCTGAGAACCGCAATGATAATTTCTGTCATGTACTGTCCCATATAGCCCTCCGTTTACGATGCTTCGGTGTGGGGCGCGATTAATCGCGCCCCGTTAAATCATGCAACGGTGAAGGTAGCTACGCCGGAGTTGAGGCTGCCGGTCTTCTCGGCATAAGCCTTGATGACAGTGCCTGCTGCCGGGGTGGTGAAGGTCACAGAGTAGGTCTGCGCGGTTCCGCTGGTCTTCGGGTCGCTGCCGTCAAGGGTGTACTTGATGGCGGTGGAGTCTGCGGAAGTAATGGTTATCTTGCTGGAAGCGTTCGCTATGGTCGGAGTCTCGGCGGCTGCGGTGGCATAAACAAGAATACCGTCGCTATGCGCGCCGAGAACGAAGCAGTCGTGCAGGAGTCTGCCCTGAACGATGTGGCCGTCGACGACGTACTGGTTGTCGAGGACACGCAGCGTCTCGATTTTCTTCGGGGCGCAGGCAACGCCCTTCTTGATTATCATAAAGCTGACGTTGGCAGGGAGATACACGTCAGGTACGATACGCACCTGCATACCGCCGATAGTGCCGCAGACGCCGTTTACAACGGCAGCCTGACCAGCCTTCTCAAGGCCGACGACTTGGTCTGCAAGCTTCATATTCACAGCCATGGTTTCGCCGATGTAGATTACGCGGCCTGCAAGGGGAACAAGCAGGTTACTCATCGCCGCACCGGATTTGAAGATAGCCTCAAGGATAGTGCTCTTAGTGAGCGCGGTCGCGTTCACGGTGACGGTCTTAGCGCCGTTTGCCATCTTCGTGAGGCGGTACTTATCGACGTAAGGGATAAGCACCTCGTCGGTCTGGCGCTTGAGAACCTTGCTCGCAGCCTTAATCATAAGCTGAGAGGTGTTGTTGCCCTTGTCGATGACGCCGTTGAAGCTCTTGTCGTCGTTGACGGTCATCTCCTGATAGGTGTCGCCGACCTCGGTCAGAGTACCGAAGCGGGAAGTGCCGTCGGTCTTGGTGCGGTCGTAGTCCACCAGCGGCAGCGTGTCAACGCTGTATACCCTTACGGTAGATACGCCAGTCCAGTCCTACTCAGAGGTGAAAAGACCCTCGGTGCAGGAGCCAATCTTAAATCTCTCCGCAACCTTGGGAGAGGCTTTACTTGCGAGATTTATTGCCATGTTTTAATCCTCCGTTGTTACACAACTCAGACGGAGTCCCAGCCCTCATCGAAGGCGTCCTTCGGCGTGGGCGCTCCGGCACTTTGCCACGAGCCTGTACTCCGTTCCTTATTTCTTTGGTTTAGTTTAAGTTCTTCAAGCTCTGCTTTGAGCTTAGCGTTTTCGTGCTTGTGGTATGCGCCTGCAAGGTCGCCGGTTCTGGCGCACTCCGTCCATACCTCTTTGGGTATCTCATCCGGCTTAACGCCGGGGTACTCCGCAATAAAGGCTCTGAACATCTGCGCTCTCTGCGCGGCGCTCTCATCCTCGGCGGGCTTCTCCTGATGCTCGGCGGGCTTCGGCTGCTCAACCTCCGGCTCCTTTTCAGGCTCCGGCTCTGCCGCAGTCAGCCGCGTCTGCGTTGCGCGGATAAGCGCGTCTTCAGGGCTTACCACATTGCCGGACTTCTCTGCGTCCTGAATACTCCATGTGGCTCTCACCCTGTCCAGATGCTGCTCGATGGTTGCGTCGCCTGCACGTTTTGCAAGCTCTTTCAGGAATTCGGTCTGACCGTTCAGCGCAGCGCGCTCGCGCCTCAGCTCGTCCCTATCCTGCCGCACACCGTCGTAATCCATGCCCTTGCCGGCAAACTCAAGCACCTCGTCAATGGTGTACAAGCCTTCCTTGCCAAGATGCTTGAGAGTGTAGAGTTGGTGTCCCTCCGCATTCTCCTGCGCCCCGGTGTTATCCGCTTCCTCCTGCGCACCTGTTTCGGCTTCTGCCTGCTCGGTCGTGTCGCTGTTGCCTTCCTCCGTTGGTGTCCCGGTATCAGTCTCCTGCGGCTCGTCCGCCTCAAGCTCAAAGCCCTCGTCCTCACTCGGAGCGTCGCCCCAGCCTTCGTCAAAGGCGCTCAGGTCAAGCTCCTCGTTCTGCTCTGTGGTCTGCTGTTCTGTGTTCTCCAGTTCCATGTTGCTCCCTTTCCGGCGTTGGTGTCCCGCCTCAAGTTTTATCTTTCTATTTCAAAGCCGTTGGTGTCCCGGCTCAGATTAGACCTTCTGTGCTGCCGGTGCGGTTTATCTGCCTTTGCATGCTTCCGTAACCGCTTCCGCCTCTTATCTCGTGGTTTGTCCCGCCCATATAGGTCTTCGGGGCAGCCGCTCCGCCCGAAGCCGGAAGCGCAGCCATCTGCATATCAAGCTCCTGCTTTTTCTCGTTTATCAGCGCCCGCTTCCCCGGCACAGTGTAGTCGGGAATTCGCTCAAGGTACTGCACAATGTTTATGTGGCCTGCCTGAAGCAGTGCGTCCAGCGTCTGCACAGCTGCAATTTCCGAGAAGTATGAGCTTGCGCCTACGTCAAGCTTCAGAGCCATCGGGAAGTTCTTGAGCATCGAGAAGTCGAACTCAAGCGTAACCTCATCCGGCAGCGCAGCTCCTGAGAATTCGGCAGCCTTTTGCAGCTCCTCCGGAGGCTCCATATCCACCGGCCTCTTGCCGTAGTACGCGGCCATGAATTCGAGATATATCCGGAACAGCTCCTCCGTTGCGCGGTAAAGGTTCTGCTTCGTTATCTCCGCCGGAGTCGATGCCGCTCTTTGCAGAGCTATGATTGCAGAGGTGTTATCCGGTCTGGTGTCGCCGAGGGCGACGCTTGTCGCGCCAAGGCTCTGTTCAGTCTCCTCTATGGCCATCTGAATGAACTGGCTTATCTGCGGGGATATGCTTGCCGGGTCGATTATCTTCGCTACGGAGTTGATGTCGCCGCCGGCAACCGGTATCGCGCCTCCGACTCTGTTATCCCAGCCCGGAACTCGCGTCCGGTCGTAGATTATCTTCGGGAAGCTCGTGCGCATCATCGAGAGCATCGACATTGCGTAAGCCTTGTTTATGAAAATCTGGTTCGGGATAAGGCCGGTCGTCATGGCCTGCCCGTGGTAGCTGTCCTGTATGTAGTCCCAGCAGAGCCAGCATATCGGGTAGAGCCTGATGCCGAGGTTGTACGGCTCCTTTACCGGGCAGCTCTGAGTGCTTTCGTACGCCCAAATCTCGCCCGTTTCCTCGTCGCGCCACATCGTCAGCAGCATCGTCACCTTGTCATCTGTGTACTTCGCGCTGTCTGTCGCGTTCGATGCATCAGTGTCGGGCGTTATGTTCGCCCACGCCGGAGAGCCGTTCTCCTTCGCCCGCTTACGCACATTCCGTGCAATCTCCCGCTTGACTATCTGGATGTACGGCTGGTTCTGAACAAGCCTGTCGTTCGGATTGCCGAAGATAACTCTCGTGTTGCTGATTATCTCGGTGCGTATCGCGCCTCGCTTGCCGTGGCCTACTGGGACGTTCGCGTCCCAATAGCTGAACATGCAGCCGTCTCCGTCAACGGCAGCATTGCGGGCAAACTCTCTCAGCAGAGAGGACACGTTATTTGCCTCGTTTAACGCGTCAAATTCCTCGTTGACAACGCGCACCGGCTCGGTAAGGCTTCCGGTATCAGGCGTGTTCGCAAGCGCCGTAGCGTTCACCTTGATGTTGTCGGTGGTTATCGTGGCAACCGAGAAGTTCACGACGCGCTTTATGATGTTGAACTGCGGCGTCGGCAAGCCGTTCGCCTGTACGCCTTCCCACTGCTTGCCTACCTAAAAGTTCTCGTTGCTCTTGACAGTCGCATCGAGATTTATCTGGTTGTTAAAGTTCAGACCGCTCTGGTAGAAGTTCCAAGCCACAGCCGGGCTTATCTTCCCCGCGCTGCCAAAAAGGTTCAGGCTGTTTTCATCCACGCTTTATGCCCTCCTTGTTGAGCTTGGCAATGTCCTGCCCGTAGTTGATGATGTTCTGCAAGCCGTCGTTCCAGAGCTTCTCCGCATCGTTCGCGTTCGTCAGCGCATCAACGGGAAGCTCGTTGAGCTGAGTTTCAAGCCTATCAACTTTGCCGTTGATTTCGGCGAGCAAGCCGTCGTAGCGGCTGTTTGCTTCTGCAATATTTTTAACGTTGCTTTCTACGTTCTCAATGCCGCCGCTTGCTATGCCGGCGACATTTTTTATTTTCTCGTCGATATCTGCCATGCCTGCATAGATGTTGTCAATGTCCTTCTGCATGTAGACTATGTCGTCCGCCATCTTAGCGGTAGTGGTCAGCAGGCTGGACACGATGTCCAGCAGGCGGTCAAAACGCCTGCGGCTGTAATAGAACACGCCGCCCGTGAGTATCAGTGTCAGCGCGGCAGATGCAATGATGATATATGCCATAAGTCCTCCTCAGTAAACCATGTAGCTCGCGTCGCAGTCGCCGCCGCACATGAAATGCTCGTAGTCTTCGCGGCGCTCCTCCTCGGCCTCCTCCATTTCGACAACCGCCTTTTCGCCTTCTGCTGCGATAGTCCTGCTGATGCAGTAATACCTCGCGCTGTCAACGGAGTGGGTTATGCTGTGCGGCTGCTTGGCGCAGTCGTTCGGGTCGTTGTCGTCGGCCTGTATGTCGCATATGTCGCTCGTCAGCTTGCTGCATGTGTCGAAGAACATCAGCATCGGCAGCTTGTCCGGTGCTTTCCCCTCCGGGTACAGCCGCCGCACGAACGGGTCTTTCAGCGGAGCCGGGGTGAGCATGTCTTTCATAATCATGTGGCCTTGCACACGGTTGTTGTCGCTGCGCACTATCGGAAGGCCATACTTGGCAAAGCTCTCTGCAAGAGTTCTGCCCGTATCCTTCTGCCGGTTCCACATATCCGGAGGCGCATAGGTTATCAGCACCTTCTCACCCGGCGGAGTGTTTTCAAGCGCAGCCTTTGCCGCGTCCTGAACCACAAGCCCCTTATGCTCGTAGTACCTGATGCACCAGCTTCGCCCGTCTTCATCGACTGCCCACCATGACAGAGCAAACATATCGAAGCCGTAGTCAAAGCTCCGGTATATCGGCCAGTGCTTTGGCACGTCAAACGCCTTTCTGATGTGCAGCGCAGGAACGAAGTTCTTGAAGTAGCTTCCGCTCAGAGCGTTCCAATCGCCGTATCGGAAAGCCCGCACTTGGTCTTCCGGCATGTTTGCGAGGTTGTGCAGATACATGGGTGAGGAGTCAAGCAGATACTTGTTGTCCTCTACCGTTGCGAAGATGAAGGTGTAGTTTTTCGGGTCTTCGTTCTTTTCGGGGTTCTCGTCATCGACTATGTAGTTTCGGTCGATGAACAGCCTCTTGACCCATCTATGCCCGACGCCGCCGGGGTTGCACGTCAGGTACATCCGTTTTGGAAAATCATTGACGCCGCGTATACAGCCCTGTAAATACCGGAAAGCCCGTTCGCTTAACTGAGTTGCTTCGTCAATGAAGATTACGTCGTATTCAACGCCCTGATATTCGTTCTCTGCGGCATCACCGTCGTAGTGGCCGAACTTTATCACGGAGCCGTTGTAAAAGGTCAGCAGATGGCTCGTCCCGTTGTAGGAATATATCTCCGGCGGAAGCCATCGCAGTATAGGCCGCACAAGGTTTTCTTCAAGCTCCGGGTAGTGGCAGCGTATCATCAGCACTCTTATGCCGGGGTAGTTCAGGCACATGCCCACCGATTTCAAGCGTATGACGTGGCTTTTTCCGCCGCCCTTCGCTCCGCCGTAGCACACGAAGAAGCTGTTCGCGTCTAAGAACTGCTGCTGCTTTTCACTCACAGTCCCGAAGTCAAGCTTTATCTGTTTGTCTCCGGCCTACGCCCGCTGCTTTGCCATTTCCCGCCGCCTTTCGTTTTTCCTATGCCGCCTGTTTTTCTGGTAGGCCGGGTTGGAATTGAACCAACTGTACCGTCAGGTATCTGTTTTAGAGACAGACGCATTCCCAATCTGCCACCGGCCTGTGTATAGGCGATTTTCACGCCGCTGTTTATCTCACGGTACGCCCGCCAAAGCGAACAGCCTTGCCCGATTAAAAAAGGAGAGGTGTAGCAGCTATTATGCCTCTACGCCTCACATGTTAACGGTTTTCAGCACGCCTGTCAATATCTTTCACACTTTCTTGGAAATTTGCTCTGAAGTGTCTGGCGAGTGACACCTCCTCTCTGTGAGAGGCTACGCCCCTTTTTCCGCTCCCCTCCCCCTACGTTACACTCAATCTCTGTGTGGTGCTGACAACCTTCATCTCCACGCAGCCGTACCTTATAGGCCGCGCAGCAGCACCAGCACCACGCTGTCCTACCTTATGCCTCTTGGCTTCAGAGAGGTAGTCGCGCGTAGGAATATCTGGGTAGGAAAGAGAGCATATCTTTTCAACGCATCTTCCGCGTAGCAACCCTTGTCGAGA